CACCACAATTTAAGTAAACCTAGACTTGCTGCAAGCTACCTGAGTAACGTAAAGTATCCCTTATGGGGACGCCTTGGCGCAACTCAAAATAATTTGTATCACGGCAAAGATGGGTCTTAAACAAGAAAGGAGAAGTCCTCCCCTGGTTAAGCCATCGGCGTAATGAGTCATGTTCCCTCACGGGACCGAGTTTACGGCGGATCTGACGATTATAGTTGCTAAGCGTGAGCTTAGAAACAAAGCGAACCAAAGGTTCGTTAACTGACGTGGGCGCACAGTACGGACTGTAGCGAATTAACCCGCCAGAAGTGATATCGTCATTGACAGGCAGACACGGTAGACGTTTGGACTTAAGGTAACTATCAATTTTACTGTAATAGTAATTTGCTAGCCCCGTAAGACCGGATTCAACCAAGAGACGGGTATGCGCTTCGAGTTTTGCAAAGAACTTGTCAGCGTTATTCTTGTCTCTTGATTTACTATCAGGCTGTAACTGCAGATTCGTTGTAACGAAATTGTCGCAGAAGGTTTGTTTTAACCTAATCGGCGTGATGGAGACACCATCATAGTAGTCTCCACCACAACTCTCGCGAAACATACCCTTAGTAAATGACTTCAAAGTGTTGACTTTAAAACCAACAAGATGGAGTGCTTCTATGGCAAGGTCGGAGACCTCCGAAGGGACGATGATATCGTCACCATAGACATAAACTGAGTTAGTATGACAACTAAAACCACGAAGGCGTAGCATAGTGCATATACTTGCATGAATCGTCAAAGCCATAAGTGGAAAGGTTAAACCGTTCCCCATCCCAGCAACAGACCTTAGCGTACCCGCGGTTTTGAACCCGCTGGTGTCGATACGGTACATTGAAGGACGAAAGTGGGATAACGCGTACCGGATGGCCGGTATGTTACGGTAAATCCTGCGAGCAACAACAATTGAATGGCGATCACTTGCATCAGAGAGATCAAGAGTAGCAAGCTTCCCGGTAAGGGATGCTTGTTGGGCAAGATCTTTAAAAATAGTCTGATCAGTGAATTGAATGCGCCCATGGGTCGCCTCCTGTAATAAATCTGTAATTGTATCGTGGAATCCTAAAGAAAGCATGGCTTTAGCCGGTGTCTCTCTAGAAATAACACGAGGCCCACGTGAGTCCTTAGGGACAAACAAGACCTCACAATAGTCCAGATCATGTGCATATGGTTTAATAGCCATAGGAGCACGCTTACAGGGAATACTTGGATCAATATCCGAGCTATAAGGCACATAGATGTCGGTCACGCGATTACGGAAAACACCTTTAAAGCCGTTGAAGGCAGTAGGGTATCTTGAGTCAAGGGAATCCTTGAATGCTTGATCAGACATACCATTTGGAGTTCCAACTACAGATCCTGGACCATGCCGAGAGGCATTTACGCACTTGTGAAGGTGCAGGTCTTTTAGATTATAATTGGACTCTACAGTACGTCGTACACGTTCAATGAATTGAGCGGCATGAGCATCAATCGTCTCAACATTCAAAACGGAGTTTTGGGTGGCAGTATATTTTTCAACTGCGATTCTGGTCCCGTCAGAAGTAAGAGGCAGTGACAGTTTGTAATAATAATTACAAATTTGTGACAACTGGTAAAGGAAAGAAGGTGTCAATTTGGCACAACGGAACTCTAATCGCCAACGGCGAAGCGAGGCACCCTTCAAAGATATATTAGAAAAGAACTCATCGCGTTCATTAAATTGAACAAAATGAAGTACACTTTTCCAGTATCTAGGAAGTGTGTTTGTAAGGAAGGGAAGGCCCTGTGTCCTTGCACGTTGAATCAGGTAGCATCTTTCTTCCCAGGGAAAACCCAAGTCTTTTAGCAGTAGGCTGAATGATTCTACAATATCTAACTGTGGAACTCTCATGCTTGATCCCTCATTAATGAAAGGGACTACTGCTCAGTGGTTAAGCTTCTCCTTGGAGTAACCGGTTGAGGAAACCAGAAGTGGACACAAAAGCATTGATTATACCAGTATCATCGACAGCTTCCACAGAAGTGAAAGCAACGTCAAGATACCAGTCAACCTTTGTAATTTTGCGTTTTCGGACGGTTGAACCATTAACGATTACATCTTTTTCGATCAAGTGCGTCAGGGACCCAGATAAAGATCCATCCTTATTACGAGTAGCACCCGTAATTCGGATTTCATCTTTGGGATCGTTGAATCCTAACGAGGATAAAACGTAAACTCCTGGTGCACGAGGGACGTAGGTCTTTGTACCTGAAATTATTGAGGTATACATGATTCGAATCCTAAGATTAAGTTAACAAGATGGCCCACCACTCTAACATTTGGTTAAAACAAAGGCCGTTTAAACCGCGAGCTACTGCCGATCCTCTTACGAGATTTGGTAGAAGAAGCAGCTATATAAACGGTATTGAAAATTTGTTTTAACGAGGGGATATCTGGAGATATAATTTTATCTTGCTTAACTACAGGAACAGTCGCAGTCACGTATTCACGTTTGTAAAAACGGGAGTGAAAGTGAGTTACTGTGGTGTCGAGCGAGGAACGATTATATACCAGGTTAGTCTTTTCGGAGATATAACCGGTAAACTGGATTGATGAGGTCCAGCCAGAGCGCACAACATTGTCGAGGTAATCTCCAATAGGGAGAAAATAATCCAAGACAAAGCTAAGCGGAGTTAATTCCCACAAAGTTGCTAGGTCAGGCTTAAAACCCATTACATCTGCCAATTGAGGCAGGGAAGTTAGGTCACGCACAATCTCGCCAGAAAAGCGAATATGCGAAGTACCATAACCATGATAATAAGCTTTACCTATCAATTCGTTAGCAACACTGAAAGACTGAACGTACGACGTACTAAAAGGCACATTCGTCACCGGAATTTGGCGAAAACACTCGATTAAGTCTAATATAGCAACAAGGTCCGAGATAAACGGCGAAAAGCCGAATTCAAGGAATCCCCAAATCCCTTTCGGGTTTTTAAGGATTTGCTGGACAGTTCGAATGGAAAACATACCAATCGATTCGCGAAGCTCAGCCAAAAAGGCAAGCGAGTTGAATTGATTAGAGGTAGGCAACTTGTGCCAAGGGATTGATACTTCTTGTCCAGTATGAGAACGTAAAGTTCCCAATATAGCCTCAAAATCCGCATCAGCAGTAATTAAATTACTGTAATAATGTGGGAGGTTGGACCAAGCAATCCCAGAAACGGGAGTATGCTTGTAATGCTTGACATTAGTCACGCGAGGAGAAACCCTTGTTTCATGGATTGTCCGCCATGGGTCATAATACGGAGACGTATTAAAGTACCCTGTATGTGGAAATGTGCGAATTCTAGTACGGTTCATGGGTTAGAGACCCCTGGGGGAAAGATAAAGTTAACAACTATTGTTATGCAACGGCGATCACAGAGACGAAAGAAGAGTGAGAAATCACCGAATCCAACGTCTTGAAATCGTCTGTATCAAAACAAACCACGAGAGTACGATAAAGCTCAAATTCAGTGTAGTTAAACGGGAGACCGTGAGGCCTACTGAAAACGAACTTAAGCCGAGCACCGCCCTCAAAAGTGAGATCAATGCAAAGCAAGTTACAATTATGGTTCAAGTATGATTTCATAGCAATAGTTGG